GCTTGAAGGCGCATCTCCTTGCGGAGAAAATCTTCAAGTCGACTGTAGATGGTGTGGAACTTGACGAAGAGGAGGTGGATATCATAAGACGCTCCACCTCCATGCTGCCCGGTCTGCTGGCGGACTCACTGAATGATTATCTGGATAAAAAGAAGGAGTAGTATGAAAGAATTATGGCAATTAATCAAGATGCTGTTCTCAAGCAAGCCGGGTGATTTTGATACTCCTGAGCTGCTTCCCATGAAGCATTATCCTTTCAAGAGATACCGTTTCATGATGTGGTGCGGACGGATGATATACCGTGCCGAGAACAAGGAGAACATAGATAGGTATATGCAGACCTATGCGGGTAAGGAGAGTATGACGCACGAAACCATACACTTGCGTCAGGCACAGGTTATCGGCTCATGGGTAAAATACTACTGGCGGTATTTTGTCGAGTGGGTTAAGGGAAACCCTATCTGCCATCCTGCGAGTTCGGCATATTATACCATCTCATACGAAATGGAGGCGTATGCCAACGAGGGCAATTTGGATTATCCCGTGAACTATGACGGAAGCAACCTTTCCCGGTACAAGATAAAAGGTGGCAGGAAGAAGCTGTACAAATCGATTGGCGGCACTTCAAAAGCGTGGAAAACTTATATAAGAACTTTATAAAATTTGGATATTATGAGTGATTTGAATTTAGAAAATATAGTTGGCTTTAAAGCTGTGGATAAAAACGGCAACGAACGACAGGTGACCGTCGATGAGATGACAGAATTAGTTTCCGCACGGATTGTTTCCGCTGCATCAGAAATATCAACATTTGCTGCCGCTGCGGCAGCCGGAACAGATGAGTTTGAGGACCAGTTGCCCCAGTCCGACACCTTCTCTTGGCTCCGTACTTTGGACGGTTCCAAGAACCCAACTTTGACATCTTCTTCGGCTGCCGCGAAAGTCCTGGGAGAACTGATAGGAATAAATGATAGTTGGTTTAAAGATCTTGGTTTATTCAAAGGTGATTTAGACACCATCAAAAAGAGTGGGATATATCGAATTCAAGAAGGTTCAATCAATATTCCCGTAGAAGGTGATTATTGGGGGGTATTACTATCTTTTTATACAAATCTTGGAGGAGGTCAAAACTCATCAATACAAATAATACGATTTGTTGATAGCGGATATTACATCCGTAGTATGTGGTATGGAAATTGGTCTTCTTGGGCGAAAATCACAACAACGGCGGTCTGATTTCCTACTTCTGGGAGAACTTATCGGGATAAATGATACGTGGTTAAGGTTCAGAGATGTTAGAAGCATAGAATCTCAAGACAAATTAGATTCTATGCAATATAGCGGAATCTACTTACTAACACAACCTTCAGAATTAGAATATGTCCGTAATTGTGTATTAGTTGTAATCGGCAAACCTAATATTTGTTGTATTCAGAAACTATATAATTATAGCGGAAATATCTATAAATATCGAGTGAAATGGTATAGTAATACTTGGGGTAATTGGCAAACCGTATCTTTGACATGATTTTCTTAAAAATTGAGAGCTGGGAGAACTCATCGGGATAAATGATACGTGGATAAGAAGACGGTTTGCAATAAAAGACTGCAACACAGCTATAGCCGGAGCTTATAATGTGGACGATTCCACAACCAATAACTTCCCTACAGGAGCATATAAGTTTGGAACGTTACTTGTGGCAAACTCTGGCTTTTTTGGATCTCAGTATTTTGTTCCTGACAATTTTAATGTAGATCCATACATATATATTCGGTCTATTGGTAACAATGGAAATACTTTCAATCAATGGGCTAAAATTAAAGTAACAATTATAACATAGATATTCTTCATGGAACGACCTGGGAGAACTGATTGGTGTTGCTACAGCCAAGAAAGATGGACTAATGCCTATGGAACAGTTCTTCGATAGAGATGTTAATCCCATTGAAGATTACAATACATTTACATGGAATGGGATTCGGAAAACAACTAAATCAACATCTAATTCTCCATTCGAAAGTGGTGATGGGCAAAATGCTGTTATATTTATAGGGACAAATGATGTTCAAAAAATAGGGTTTCAAGCAACCTATTCGGGGCAATTGATTAAGATCAGGCTATATTGGGTCGGTAGTTGGGGTAAATGGCAAACTTTTTCGTTGACATAGGATTAAAAAACGGGTGGTCCGGTACAAGCCGGTGCCACCCGATCCTGATATGCACAACGCCATATGCGGTGCAAAGGTAATAAATATCTGAATAAACCGCTATATTTTTCAAGATATAGAGATTTCTTCCAAATCTGATATACTGATTTCATCCGTCACGTTTGTGAAATAGAAGAGATCAGGGTTCTCTGAAAAAACCTCAATCTTGGTTCTTGTCCATACACTGCTATAAACGTAAACATAAAAAGATTTTCTATCTTTAAAAAGTCTGATACTATTATATCCTTTTTCAAATAATTTATTTACGAATATATATTTGTCTGATAAGATCACACGAATATAGTTGCAACTATCCAATGTGCCATTAGGTGAGCTATATATATGTAATATATGATTAATATTACTGCCATAATCACAAACTTTAAACAAAGCAGTTTCCTTATTTCCGGTAGAAATATTATAAATCGTAGAATTTAAGGCTTGAACACTATCGCTCAAGCCTTTATTTTCTTTCGTAGCAATCCCTATCAGTTCTCCCAGGTCAGTGCTATATCTTTTGTCACGTCAATATATTGGTACTTCAATCGCCTCACTAGGGATAGCATTGATTGATTCTATTTTGCTCGTGTTCACAAGACCTAATCGTGACACTACTATTTTCGCATACCAATTAGCTTTTATGTAAAAGCAAAATCTATCTGTATCAACTGTATAATACATATTAATGTTACTAACTTTGGTCCCGTTTATCAATTTGCAAAAGACTTTATTTGCATTCCATCTAATCATAGACACTGCGACAGAGAACGAGTCTCCACCAACATTTGTAACACTAATTACAGACTCATTTATTGATCCGGCATTTGGCATAAATACACTAATCTTACAATATTGATTATTATCTTTAGATAATTCTAAAGGTACCATACCGGAACTCATCAACCCACTTTTATTTGATGTTGCATTCCCAATCAGTTCTCCCAGCTCTGAAAAATCGTTATTTTTTTGTCAAGATATAGAGATTACTTTCAAATAAGACGGAAGTGCTTCAACTGTTTTACTATCTAGGTCTATCGATTCTCTTGATTGAATAATAAATTCTGATCCATCTCCGTCTAGACCTATCAAGCCTAACCATAACTCATACATATTTGTTTCTGGATTACAGCCAAGATACAATTTAACATTGTCGTTGTTGCCAAAAAATCTAGTAACAGAAATTAGTTCATTTCCTTTCCAGTCTATAGCTATTAATGATCCAAGATTGGATGCAGGAGAAGCGCCAAATATCAATGCGACATAATGATTGTACCAATATTTACTTTCAACTAATTTTGTGTATCCTTTAAAAAAACGTCTTCCCAGTCTTTTTTTATCTTCGACCGACATTAATCCGCTTTTATTGCTCGTAGCTGTACCAATCAGTTCTCCCAGCTCTCAACTTATGCTATTATTCTGTTGCAATTTGTTGCCAATCCCTTAATGGTTCTGTCGTTTCAATAACCGTTAAATCATCCATGGCTTTTATCTCCATAATGCCAGCTGAATTATCAGGGCATTCCAGCATGATGTCAAAATAATTAGCGCTATTCAACTTTTGATACAGCTTAAATTGGATATCATTTCCACATATCAATTTAAAATGGGAAACTCCATTACGATACCCACTTAATGAAGCTACATAGCAAGACGATATTCCATTTCTTAGCACATATAGTAAGCATATTACAGGTTTATATACATATAGTTCCTCTTTATATGCTATCTTGTATAATTTGCCTTGAATTAAATCAAAATATGCTGTTCTCCTTGTTAATCCCTTATTAGTATTTGTCGAAAGTGGCAAAAGTTCTCCCAGATCGCCAACAGGCAGAAAATCTTGTCTAAATTCCTACCTGTGTGAGCGTACTAATATCTATATCTACTTTAGTTGCTGAAATGGCATTATAAATCGGTATGCGGTTGGCAAAATATGCTATAGCGTATCCCCATCCACTCACGTAAACATAATAATTGTAATCATTATCTCTATACATTCTTATTGATGACGGTCCAGAATTATGCGTAATACATAACCCATTACCACCGCCATGCATACAGATAATAGAGTAGTCATCAACTACTTCCGAATTACCTTCACCAACAATCTTAACAACCAAATTTAAATTCCTTGTAAAATCAATCCTATATAAGGTTGCAGATCCTCTACCTTCTGCCATCCTTATATAGTTTTCATTTTGCAGAAGTTCTCCCAGAAGCATATTATCAACTATTCATTGTATAGTTAATTCAATAGCATCATTTGGGATATCCCCTGTGCCTTGTTTAAATATATATCCAGAATGTAATGGTATTATATTAAAGTAGACTCCTGATCTCTTTACATATAACATCGATTCTTTGTACGTAAAAACTAGCCCACCTTCTATATCTGCTGATTTAAATAATCTATTAATAGTAAATGATGATGATGTTTTGCAGCAGCAAAATAAACCTGGAGCAACTGAAGGGGCACTTATCTGTAATAAAAAAGGTAATCCTTCCATAGGTACATGAACATAATAACTCCCTCCCGACAATAGAGGAAATGGGATAGAACATTTATCTATAGCGCCCATCAATCCATTACTTTTATTCGTTGCAAGCGGTATCAGTTCTCCCAGAAGGATTTGTATCAATGACTTTTGTATTACAATATTATTTTAAATGTTTGTTGGTCTATATATCGTTTATTCTGTTCTTTTTTTCATATAATGATTCTTTTTTAAATATTTGTTATAGCTTTGCTATGACAATTAATAATGTTTTTTTCATTTATTAATTTTTGAATGCCGTGAGGTATTTTAATTAATAAAAAGATTTGTGTATGGAATTGGGCAGGATTGGCGAATCCTGCCTTTTTGATACCGTACTTCAACTACATAATAATTTGGGCAAAACAAAATTTATATATAACTTTGTAGCATCTATATTGAATTAAACATTATTCTAAATCACTAAAAGAGTTTACTGATAAAAATGTCTAGATGCTATCGTTCATGATGAATAATGGCATCTTTTTTACAAATGTTTTTTTTCACAGACCATTTTTTTATAGATATTATACATCTTTACTTGCGAAAGTGGGGGTGTATTTTTTATTGGCTAAATTTTGCAGCTTGGAACAGAGGATGCATCTTTGCGGAAAAATGGATAAAATCAGATACCGTCTTGTATATAACCGCCAGAACACACTTAACAGGCAGGGCACGGCTC